TAGGTAGTCGTTGCATGACATACTACCGGACGTATCGACCACCACGACAGCATTTTCGAGTGTGCCAAGTTTCTTGACTTCGTCCTCCATAACCTTCCACTGAGCCTCACACACGGCATCCGCAGCGCCCTTTGTGCGGATCTCACGTGTGAGTTCGTGTGGCTGGAGCTGCTTTGCGTTCACCTTGACCTCACCGCGCTGTAGCGCATCCTTCCAAGCGTTGAAGGCGGTAGGGGCGTGAACCTCAAATGCATTCTTTAGGCGGCGCATTGCAGACGAGGGTACCTTTGAGAATTCGATCTCGTCCCAACGGTGTGAGCACATGTACCGCTCAACGATGTTGATGTAGGCACGAAGGGGTACCTGGTACTTGGTGCGGAGAGCCTTTGGCTTGATACCCATGTTGTTACAGATATGCTTATACACTCCAGTCTTGCGATCAAGGGACCCCTTCTCGGTGGGAATCCACTTTGCGCACAGAGACACGGGCTCACCTGCCTCCATCAGAGCGCGGTCGGCGACGATCTTGTTCGTCATGATGCTAATGAAAGACTTCTGTAGGTCGCGAAGAATTGCTAGGGACGTCTCGCTTTCGACGTTTGATGCGTATGTGACGCGAACGTTCGTAAGGTCTGTGAGATTCAGTACCCCCGGGAATAGTTGAAGGATATCGTCCCACCGACCGTACTCTGCCATAAGCGGTACAACACGAGAGAATTCTACAGGGTAGTTGAGGAATAGCCAAACCATTCCAAGGCGCCCGAGTTCACGCTCACCCTTGCCACCGCGACAATCACGGATATGAAAAACCAGAAGAAAAGCATCGGTGATGCTCTCTGCTGCAGTTTCGCTGATATACTGAAATAGACTGTTGGGTTCAAGACCACGAACTGACTTGAAGAAAAGGGTCATACGACCACTTGTCTTACCAGACATATCTGGGGTGGATAGGGACATTGCCCCATTCCATGTATTGGCAATAGATGCCATTGCTGTTGCGAAATTAGATGTCATAATGTTTGTTTAATGTTTAACACCTTGTATTTAAATTTCAATTTTTTATTTTGATAATCAAAATAAAAAATTATTTATTTGTCCCAATTGTATATCTCATTTTGTCAACATATTCTTCTGCCTTTTCCTTTTTTCTTTCAAGATTTGCCATCTCCTTTTCCAACCGTTTAATATCTTTCTCGGAATATTTATGATCTATTTCCAACCGTCTGTATTTCTCATTTACAGACGCTATTTCATCTTTCAAGCGACGATTTTCTGCGTTGTCGTTTGAAACAGGTTGAGATTCAAGTTCTTTAAGAAGGGTTGATTTTTCATCCGTAAGTTGGTCTATAGTGTTCTTTAACTCTGAAGTTTCAATTTCCCATTCATTTGTCCAGTTCTTAATTTTTCTCTTTAATGAATCGTATTTTTCACGACTAACTGTTCTGCTCATTTAAAATAGATTAAATACTTCTTTATACTGTTTTACTGGGTGACTTGCATATTTCGCACGATAACTTTGTAAATCTGTTGGTGTACGTACATATATTACAGTCCCATTGTTTACATGTGTTGACGTGACCGTTTGGGAAACCTCTTATGATGGTGGGTTCCAAATATGATGTTTTTCCGTCAAAAATACCTTTCATATCACACAGAACATCTTCAACATCGTGTCTGTATACTAACCCAGCCCTATCATCTAGATCGGTTGGGTCTTTGTTGATTATTACTACATTACCGCCATTATTCAATACAATCGTTGGAAATTTGTTAACGGGTGATACCATTAGGCTTGTACCCATTATTATTAATAAATCAGTCTTTTCAAGTATAGAATAAGCCTTGTTTATGTCTTTGACGTGTAGAGAAGTATTAAAGTCCACCAGCGTTTTCTTTTTCACATTCCCGTGTAATTCGGTTAGTTTGTCTGTTGTTATATCCCTATGTAGATCGTCAATATTCTGAGTAAGTACATATTGTACCTTGTTGGTGTTTGTCATATCTGATATATATTTGTGTACTATCCCCGGTGAGAATTTAGAGAAATCTGGTCTTGTTTCTGATGACGTACCATTACCTCTGAAATCTGGTATACCAACTCCTGTAGAGATACCTGCACCCGTTAAAAACGTGATGTGTTTAGAAAAATTTAAGAGTATGTCCATATTGTGTGTTTGCTTTATTTTGTATTAAAATAAAGCAAATAGTAAATGCCAATTACGAAAGAAATTGTAAATAGTTTTAACACTTTTTTAAAAAAATGCGACACCTCTTTTAGATTGGTAGTTGTAGACATGAAGGACGACTGGGTAAAGCGATTGTCTTCTTTTGCGGATGATAGCGGTGATTGCCACCCAGTAGGAGAGTATGATATTATACAGTATGCGTTTGTTGCCGTTGAAAAAGATTCTAATGAAATCGCCTCATATGTAAGTTTTAGTGTATTGAATGGAACCCTTAGCAAAATGCCTAACGTGAAGTCTTTTGTGCGTGAGTATATAGATACAAATGGGGACGTTGATATAAATAGTATTATATTAGAATTCTCATGTACTCACCCTAAATATAGAAGAAGAGGGTTATCAGTTCTTCTTAGGTTATTGATAATAACATTTGCTATACAAGAGGGGTTTGATGCTGTGTTGTCTGCTACTAATGAACAATCTGGTAGTTTGTTGCGGGATAAGTTTGGTTTTGAAGTAAAGGAGGAAGATGATATGGATTATTTGAATTCGTATTTTATACCAGAGTTGTATTTATCTAATGGGGTTTTGATAAATGCGAAATTAATTTTACAATCTCAATACCTTGAAAAGTATAGGGATATTTATTCAAATTTACAAAAATGTTCCATTACAAAGAATTAGGAATTGTGATTATACATTTTTCTGAATTCTTTTAATTTTTCCCAGTTGACCTTTGGGCTTTTTCTAGTTATTATTGTAATCTCATCCTTTGAATTCTTATGTATTTTTGCGTATACCGAGTGGTGGTGTGCATGGCTTCTACAGTGTAGTTCGCATTTTGGAAAAACACAATGTTGGAACTTGGTTATTTATAATAACAAAACTATAAATAAAATTATTTAGAACAGGTTGAAGTTCCCATATCGGAAGATTGAGTTACATTGTAACTCAAAAGGCGAAGAGCCTCATATACGTCATCTGCCATAAGGGTTTTAGTTTGATGCTCAGAGTTAACGATTAGAGACACGGCAATAACTTCTTGCAATCGTTGTCCGATAAGTTCTCTGACGGTATCAAAACAATTATCTGAAACACTCTTAACGCCAGCACGGCGTGCCAGACGAGTTATAGAAGGTCTAGTAATGTTCTCCATTTTTAATTAAAAACGATACTGCTTTAAATCTGAATAATATGTTGATTTTTAACGGTGTTAGCCATTTAACCATTTAAAAGCAAGAGAAACAGAACTAAATAAAATGGAAACACAACAGCAAATAACAGGACATAAGAAGAAGAAGACCCGCTTCTTCGAAACCTATATCTCTAAGGTACTCAAACAAGTATCTGATAACAACGGGATTACCTCAAATTCTAAACAACAATTGAATAGTGCTTTATGTATTATCGCACGTGTATTGTCCGAAACCGTCGGAAAACTAACCGAAATAGCCCACAAAAAGACTCTTTCGGAGAAGGAGGTTATTAACGCACTTGCAATGGTCTTACCCGGTGAATTGAGTAAAAACGCTATTGGCGAGGGTACAAAGGCTGTTGAAAAGTTTCAAAGAACCCCTGGGAAGGGGAGTAGACAGGATAAGGCTGGTATTATTTTCCCGCCTTCTATAGCAGAAAAGTTTCTGCGCGGGTTTGGGTATTCAAAGATTATGGTAACCAGTTCAGCACCCGTTTGTCTAGCGGCGGCGCTTGAGTATATTACAGCCGAGATTTTGGAACTAGCATCCAATTCGGCTAAGGATCATAAGCATGTTAGAATTACAATTAGGGACATTGAACTGGGTGTTAGAAATGATTGTGAATTAAACAACTTCTTTGTAAAATATAAGATCACATTTCTTGGAGGCGGGAGTCAACCATTTATTCACCCGTCTCTTCTCGTAAAGAAAAACCGCAAGAAGAAGAAGATCTCTGCCACCGCCGAACCAGGCGTCAAAAAACCCCATCGATTTAGACCAGGTACCGTGTCCATCAGAGAAATCAGGAAATTCCAGAAAATGAGCAACTGTTTGACTTTTGCTAAATTCCCTTTTGAAAAGGCTGTTCGCGGTGTTGTTAATACCAATAACACCCGTTGGTGTACAATGAAAATCAGCAAGGAAGTTTTTATTGTGCTACAGTATTTTATTGAACAAAGTATTGTAAACGTACTTAGGAACGCAAATTATGCAGCCATACACGCAGGTAGAGTTAAGTTGATGCCTAATGATATCAACTTTGTATGTGCCGTTCAAAATGGTAACGATAATCCGTATTCTACAAAGGATAACAACGTTTCACCCACTATTTCGGAGGAGGAAAGTGTTGAGGAAAGTGTTGAGGAGGAACTTGTTGAGGAGGAACTTGTTGAGGAGGAACTTGTTGAGGAGGAAAGTGTTGAGGAGGAAAGTGTTGAGGAGGAACTTGTTGAGGAGGAACTTGTTGAGGAGGAAAGTGTTGAGGAGGAACTTGAGGAGGAGGAAAGTGTTGAGGAGGAACTTGAGGAGGAGGAAATTGAGGAGGATGAACTTGAGGAGGAGGAAATTGAGGAGGAGGAACTTGAGGAGGAGGAACTTGAGGAGGAGTAAATAGTTTAATAGTTTAATTTTTATTTTTTAATTTTCGTGTTAAAAAATGGTTGTTTTGATTCTGTAACAACACACATATCACGGTTAGATGGCCAACCACCTTCACTGGATTTTTGGTTAAAATTAAGGGTTTTCAAAAGTTTTTCATATCTATGAGTGTGCTGAGAACCGGCATATATTATTAATTTTCTTGCACGACCAGAAAACTTGTTTTCAACAGGTTCATATGTTCTAAACATTCTACCGACTGTGTATATGTCCATTAAAAACCCATTATAAGAAGCGATAGAATAATACAGGGGCCCACCGAGTCTCTTATTTTCTCGTTGTATTTGGGGTCCGAAACCTGATTTGATTTTATTTAGAACTTTTAGTATTTCATCCCAAGTCATAATATTGAACTTTATATTCGTATCATGGGTGGATGTTTCGATCCAATCTTTTTTATGTATATTTATAGCATTTATGATTTCCGGGTCTTTAATAGCGTCGAGTTGCTTTTGTATTTTTGTATTTGAAATAAGAGTTTGTACATGTTTTACAAGACTTGTTTTTGTTTTAAAAATAGCAGCTAGTTTTTTACTGTTTTTCACCGCTTGTAGTTCACCTTCTGTGATCATATTATTGTAAAAGGCCTTAATAAATATTGTAACCAGACTGAAGTATATTGGATCTATATAATTATTTCTCGCGTCAACGTAATGTGCTCGTAGGTTAGGATACGGACACTTACCGTTTTTTAACCAATCGAAACATGGCGATAACTTCTTGCTCTGTAAATCTGCCATATAACAAGATGATATTCTTGTTTTATATTTCCCCTTTGCGATATATGGAACTTCTAGATATAAATCTACAAAGTCTGTAGATGTTTTAATTTGTTGTTCTATAAACAATGCGGCATTCTGTTCTACCCTTTTACCTGGACACTTGTAAGTATAAGTGTGAGAATCCCCAAATAAATAAACGTCCATATTGTATTTACTTGAGGTATAGTGTTCTATTTCTGTTATACCGTATACTGCTTCGATGAACTTATACTTGGGTGGATCAAGTATGTTTCTGATAATATATGCTAACCCACGAAATCCTATCAAGTTGTTTATCTTTTTCTTTTTAGCAGATGATAATAGTTCCCGTCTTTTTATCTCCATCGCCACGGAAAAGAATAACTCTTGTTCCTTTTGGTCAAGTAAATCGAAATCTTTACTTTCATACGTTCTACAATAATTTTGTATTCTTTCCATTTATAATTATAAATGTATTTAAACATTACAATAAATTATTGTAAAAATGACATTGCCTGAAAAAGATAAATGTTGCGATTGTAACACACAAGAAGAGCATATATGCCCTGTATCTGATGTTATTGATGAAGTAGTTCCGACAGTGGATGTACCAGTTGATTCCCCTGTGGATGTACCAGTTGATTCTTTTGTTGACGAAACCAGAACACCATCACCATCCCGTATGACAAATGGTAAGTATGCTGTTTTGATGGAAACTAATGGCAATGAGTGTGAGAGTTGGATGTATTTCATTAGGCATGACGGTAATGAAGAGAACCTTCAATATTTACATGATCAGTTAGAGAGTGTTGAGTGGTATATCATGGATGATCTTAGCACATTTGACCTTGACCTCGATCATCTTGTTTCTGCTACCACGGCTAAGGAGATGACAAAGACGGAACTCAATTCTTATGCTTTCCATCGCAAGTTTGACGGAATCTTAGATAAAATTAAATTTGGTTTTAAAAAGAGAGACGACGATGAAAACAAAATGTGTAAAGTCTTTGATCAACTTGGATACGGTCAAATTGAAGATTTTGTCAATGACGAAGATTTGGACGAGGAGGATTTGACAGACTCTTACGATACAGATGATGAGTCAGACTCGGGTGATGAATCTGAGTCTGGGTCAGAGTCTGACTCAGATTCTGGGTCTGAGTCTGAGTCTGAGTCTGAGTCTGAACCAGAGAAGAAAAAGAGAGCAAAAGGGATTCCACCTTCTCTAATAAATAGTAATCTTCCTAGATGGGCTAAGGCTAAGAGAGCCAAGAGACACATTCCTCTCGAAAAAAATAAATTATAGTTGTTAAAGAATCACTTTAATAACTTTAGGCATACTGTTTCGGTTTCTTTGTATAACACAAAAGGGATGGGTGATGCCCGAATGTAAAAGTGTTAACGTAATCTAACCCTACATGTATTGGGTTATTGTTATCTATATCATTATAGGAAATGAAGTTACCTTGTACAATGTATGATTTTACCAAGCACCACCAATGACCACCTTGTGCACCACCGCTTTTCACAGCAACGGCCGTTAATTCATACTGAGAATTCTCTATTGTTATGAATCTGTTTATTTCAAAGTTTTCAGGAAAAATAGCGTCCCCTGTGTATGGGTCAAGGTTGTAACCTATTTTAATTGCGATATACGTTTTGTTTGTATAAAAATGTTTTATGGTTGTTTTGTACTTGATATCAAATTTACCAAAAGTTTCGGTTCTAATGAGAGGTTTGGTAAATTTGAGAGATGTAAAGTATGCCTGTATAGATGGCATTGCTTCATCTATAGCAATAATGACACCATAATCTGTAATTACATTACTGTTGTTGTTTAAGAAGTTACTCTGTAAATTTCTGATATCTTTATATACACTCGCCATATCACATAGAGACCTGTTATATGTTGTTTTAAATCCACGAGCATTTCCGCAGAACCTATCCATGTTAATAACACCTTTCTTATCACCTTTCATCATCTCGTATGCCTTTTCCCACATTTTAGGTGGTAATATACTAGGTTGTTCCAATATGTTTTTGTTTGTAATTTTAGACCCAAAAACATCTCTAAAAACTGGTAGGGGATCTTTGTTTTTATTCACAATCTGTGAAAATTCCTCTACAACATTATCATATAGATTATTGTACTCTTCTATGTATGCCTCATATATTTGTTTCATCCGATGGTCGTTTATAGCGTCACCTCCTTTATCTATAACATCTCGGTGTGCTGTTGTTTTTTGATACCCGAATAATTGGTTACGTATTATATCTGGTGTTACATCAATAATATCATCCCAATTTCTTGAGATATCAAGGTCATCACCCTTTACGTATGTACCTTTATTAACGAGACAGCCAAGAATGCTGTCCCAATTCCCCCCTGCCGCTGACTTTCTTTTGGACGGGGAATCATATAATGTTCTCATATGTTTTACAAGAAACTGTAATGTGGGGTGAAGTTCAGTTTCTTTATAAGCGTCTAACATGTTCAAATACAGGGTCATTGAAGATGCAAACCATATAGATGAAGCAATCCAGCATGTATTTAACTTGTGTTGAATAATAGGCATATAAGTAGTTGGTGTTGGTTGAAAGAATTGTATCATTCTTTCTGCTATTATTGTTTTGTCGTCTGTATTGTTTTTAAGTTTGTAATGTGATGTAATAATAAAAGAAAGTTGTGCGTACCACGGTAATAATATAATAAACTCAAAATCCAAGGTTTCGCAAAATCCTTTTATGTTTTCAAGAACAGACATTTTATTATTAACATATTTTTATTACATAAATGTATAAAAATATTATATTCTATTTAACATGGTATAACATCAGCACCAGTTGCTTTCAATAGAAGTCCCAGTGAACATACCATAACTCGGCTAGTTGGTATTGCGAACTCAGGTATGTTACTTAGGAAAATCCTGAATTCGGTCTCTGTAAACCGGTATTGGTTACACTCGGAATCCGAGTGTAAACCATTATAATAGATAAGGGTCTCTTTCTCCTCAGTATCGACTTCTTCGTCAGTTGACACCAAATCACACATACTTTCGCCTTCGTCGCCTTCGTCGCCTTCGTCGCCTTCGTCGTTATAGTCTGAGTCGCCTTCGTCAGTGTCGCCTTCACCATCAACGCCTTCACCATCAACGCCTTCA